GCCACTTCGACGATCTACAACATTAAATTCTTGTAGTGATTGTTTAGTACTTGAGATTTTCTGCTATGTTTTGCATGAATACCCAAGCACTTAGTAGGTTGGGGTCATCTTTTGAATAAACCCAACTCGTGATATCTTCATCTGTTATTTCGGTTTCTGTTATCCTTTCTTGTAGAGCTATATGTTCTTCGAAAGATTTATGTCTATCTAGGTAATTATTGTCTATGTCTCCTCTGTCTTCCACTAGTCTTAATTTACTTAGATTTTTAACAACGGCATTCACGAATTTCATTGCACTAGAGTTGTAATGCACCGTTCTTATGTATTTCATTAGAGTGTTGTCGCCCTTACACCATTTTTCTGCTGACTGCACTTGCTCCTCATTGTAGTGAGTCATTTCGTGTAACATGTAATTGGCAGCTTTGACTGAAAAATTTTGTTTCATCGCCAAATTGGTGAATTTCCTTACTACTTTAAAACCTGTTGGTACAGGTATTACGTTAGTTGAACAAAAGTCTATGTCTGAAAAATCGCCTATTTTGTAAAATTTTGCTATTTGACCTAGGCCATGTTTATCCGTGGCATTAGCTTTGTCCTTGTCCACGAAAATCTTTTTATATTGTTCTAACGCTTTGAGTAATGTAGCGTAATGTTTATAAAATGTTACTACATCATCTCCTTTAACCCATAGTTCATATTCTCCTTCTTTAATTCCAGCTTTGAAATGCACAAACCTATTGTACAGTGCCATACGCACTGTATTCATTAGTGTAGTATCAGGTGATCCTGAGAACACTTGGCCTTCGACATGTAATACTCCTATACTTGTGTAAACTCCACCTATCTTTACTTTGATCTTAACTTTTCTAATTTTCTTCGTAGCTACTTCATAAAAATGTTTGAAATTAGTATGTATAGTAACGTTGTCTTCGATCAATTTGTAAATTTTATGGTCTACACTCTTTTTAAGTTTATAGTGTTGTGTGGTATCGAAAGCTGATCCATCTAGTTGTAACGTGTGTTGGTACCCTTCTTTAGTAAGTCTATTGAGTTCTTGTTCCATCTTTTCCCAATTTTCTGGTACTTTGTAACCTTTGAGGTGTTTCTTGAATGTTCTTTCAAGTTCCAGCGTTATGGGTCCCATAATGTATTTTACATAAGCTTCAGGGCTACAGATGCAACGAGTTTTCGGCATCTCGTCATCTTCCATAAACTGTTTCTCACTCTTAACAAAGTTTGTATAAGTGTCAGCATACTTCTGATGTTTTTCATGGTCGATTATAGCATCTTCAATCACGTTGCCTTTGTCGTCTATGATGAATTGTTTTACTTCGTCCTGTTTTGTTTTGGTTAAGTGATTAAACCATTGCACTTTATTCACATTTAACCCTATTTCAGGCATAACGTCATTTTCCACGAAAACGGCGTCCGTCATTAACGGTTTAATTTCCTTTTTAATTAGGTTGAAAGCATAATTATCAAATTCATCATGTATTTTTGGATCGGGTAATGGAGTTTTAGCACACATACGTAGTGAAGCAGCTATATTATTTTTGTAACATGGAGCGTATAGTACGACTGGTTTGTACACAGCTAATTGATCGTTCACCTGCACTATGGTTCGCGTTTCTATTTTTCCTTCACAGCTACAATACATGTCTTTAAGAGTTTGTTTTTCTACGTTTTCGGGTTTGATAGTGTCATTAGATATCAGTCCGTTCTTGTCCAATTTAGAAATGTAGAATTTGGTCAGACCATTATATTTAATTGGTTTGATTTCTCTTATGCATGTTGCTTGGGTCGTCGTCTTCCATGATGGTTTCCACATATCAGTAAAATGTTTTTTGAAGTTCACCAGTTGTTCCGTCGCGTATTTCAATGAAAATTTTGCAGCTGTACGCACGGATGTTGTCAAAGTAGTATAATTGTATAGTCCGTAAAAACTTAACAATAGGCATGTTGTCGACGCAAATTGCTTTTTCAATGCCTGACCCGCTTTGCTGTCGATCACTGACTCGGCGAGTGGCTGCAAAAAATTTTTGAATAATCTTTTAACCGTAGCCGGATAGTATTTATAGAACATGCTAGCTGCTATTGTTGTTAGTCCTAGGGTTATGAACTTATATTTGTGTCGCAAAAACCATTCTAACCACGTTTCGTGCTGGGTGGTGAGTTTGTGATTGAGTTCACGGATTTTAGTTGAACTGATGCCTGTGTGTAAAGCTTTAGCCAATCGTTCGCTGTAGTGGTAACCTATGGCTAATACCGCAGAATAGCCATTTACATTCATATCGCGTGTGTTCAACTGGGTTATCAACAATCTGTTTAATCGAGTGGTTATTTCAGCTTGATCTCCCTTGGCTAATATAATTTGTGTGACGTTTTTGACTAGTTCTAGTAATTTATCAAGGCTAATTGTTACTGTATACCCATTACCGATTATTTTACTTTGGACTTTCTCCACTATGAGGAATTCATTACGCTTAGTTTCACTATTGTAGTACCTATAAGAACCTGATTTAGTTTTATCAAAACTAAAGTGAGATAGTTCAGCAATGTGATCATTGGCTAGTAGTTCTTCATATGTATCTCTTTCTGGCGTTATGAAATTAATAGTTGAACACGGTTCCTCATTAATTTTCAATTCAAATAGTCCATACAATGAGTCTTTAAGCATTATTGTTTGTAACGGTATGAGATTGCAATACTTATTGTAACCAAGTTTTCTCGATAGCTGTTGTTGCGTGAATGGCAATTTATGCTTATAGGTTTGAGGATTACCTAACATTCTAGCTTCCAGGGTTGGGTATTCCGACGAATTGTTAATGGCGAATGTACCTTCATCTTTACTGCCTCCAACGTATTTGCCTTGTTCATTGTACAGGTGAAACACATGTAGTTGTCGTACAGTTGGGTGATTGATTAGCATGTCAAATATCGTTTCAAAGACATAATAAATGGTGTCCACACTAAAAACGACTTCAGGTGTTAACTTAGAGTGGGGACAGTTCATGATGGAGGTTTTGACCTTGGAGTTATTTAGGGGTGCATCAAGTGAAAACACACAATCACAAGTGTTCTGGAGTTCCTTGCTCTTAATGAGCTTGTGCTTGCTGAGATCATTCGGAAAACCGTCTAGTACAGGACGGTTGTAGTGCCAATTCTCTAGATTCGCTGTTATGGTCCTTGAAGAAGCTGCTATTTCATAAACGACATCCGTCGGCATGATGTGATGTATCACTGATGCTTCACATACTTTCCTTGCTTGTGCACACACGTTATGGGGATTAAAATGCGTTGGGTCGCGTGATAATTCTGCCTTATAACCGCATTTTCTAAAAAAATCGACGTCTTCAGATAAACCGTGGACACGCGTATTGCTTTCAAAGAAAACTTCTCTGTTGCTGTTTTTGGCTTCGTCTTTGTTTTTAGGGGTGGTGTTGACTGTGAGTAAATTGCGGTTATCGATAGTAGCTTTATTCAACTTTCTTTCGAATTTCACTATTTTCGGTTTAGGCTGAGTATTGTTCATTTTATCCTTCTTAGCTCTCCCTTTGCGCTTTTTCTCAATCTTGACGTTAGTACTTGGCACTTCAATTTTAAAAATTGGTGTGCTTTTCTTAATTTGAGTGTTGACCACCTCTTCTACCAAATCGTTAACATCATCAACGACCATACGGTTGTCAATGCTGTTTAAATTCTGGTTTCCGAGTTGTTCATCTGCTTCAGCGCTTTTATTGAATTCATTAAAATTGCGTTCAAATTCATTGGCGTGCTCTCCTTGAGTACCCTCAATGAGATCACGGTTAATGATATTGACGCTCGCCTCGAAGTTGTCTAAATCACGATCATCGTAACTATAAGGGTCATGGTAACCAAATTCGAGTTCAGGGTTGAAGTCACTTGTAAATGAGTAATGTTTGATTCTTTCATCCTTAATGAATTCACTTATCACTTCTTTATTGTAGAACCTACCCTTGCGTTCGCAAGGTGGTTGTTCTACATGAAAGTTTTCCTGGTCATGCGTTCGCCCGACCTGTACTGGCTTTCCTTCTCTTTTCACTGGTTCTACGTATTTGACTTTGTCAACAATCTGACTTTTATCATGATTCATGCAATTGTCTATGTTTAAAGTATCATCGTCTATTCTAATACGTTGGCCTGTGACATAAGAGGTATGATTTAAATTACTATCTAAGTTTACAAAACTTGAC